GACACACAAACATACTGCCCATAAACCAATACAAGAACCAAAATATATTATAGGAAGTTATTTGCATTATGTCTGAAAAAATTGAACACACCATATTAAGAAATTTATTTTGTAACGAAGAATATACTAGAAAAGTTATTCCGTTTATAAAACCAGAATACTTTGTTAAAAGAGAAGAACAGCTTTTATACCAAGAAGTATTTAACTTCATAGAAAACTATAAAAATCCTCCAACAAAAGAAACCATAACTATCGAGTTAGGCAAAAGAAGAGATTTAACCGAGGAAGAGTTAAGAGGTGTCAAAGATATTGTCAATCTATTAAATGATGATAGAGTTGACCAACAATGGCTATTAGATACTACAGAAAAATGGTGTAAAGATCGTGCTGTTCACAATGCAGTTATTGATGGTATTAAAATATTAGATAACAAAGATAAGAAGAGAACACCTGAATCTATTCCAACTATCTTATCAGACGCCTTAGCTGTTAGTTTTGACAATCATATAGGGCATGATTATATTGCAGACGCTAATAAACGATTTGATTGGTATCACACCAAAGAGAAAAAGTTTCAGTTTGATTTAGATTATTTTAATCGTATTACAAAAGGTGGTGTACCAAGTAAAACACTTAACATTGCTCTTGCAGGTACAGGTGTTGGTAAGTCCTTGTTTATGTGTCATGTTGCTTCATCATTTTTATCACAAGGTTTAAATGTGTTGTATATTACTTTAGAGATGGCTGAAGAACGTATCGCTGAAAGAATAGACGCTAACTTAATGGACGTTTCAATAGATGATCTACACGTTATGCCTCAACAACTTTATGGTAGTAAATTAGAAAAGATAAAAAGTAAAACAAATGGTACATTAATTGTTAAAGAATATCCAACTGCCTCTGCTCATAGTGGACATTTTAGAGCCTTATTAAATGAACTTGCATTAAAGAAAAGTTTTAAACCAGATGTAGTCTTTATAGATTATTTAAACATATGTGCTTCAAGTAGATTTAAAGGTGGTAATATATCATCATATTTCTATATCAAAGCAATTGCTGAAGAACTTAGAGGTCTTGCAGTAGAGTTTGATATGCCTATTTTTAGTGCAACACAAACAACAAGAACTGGTTATACCAGTACAGATATTGGTTTAGAAGATACCTCAGAAAGTTTTGGTCTTCCAGCAACTGCTGACTTTATGTTTGCCTTAATGTCAAACGAAGAGTTAGAAGCTTTAGGTCAAATGAAAGTTAAACAGTTAAAGAATAGATATAATGACCCTAGTATTAACAAAGCATTTATCGTAGGTGTTGATAGGTCTAAAATGAGATTGTATGATGTAGAAAATACAGCTCAAAATATTGTAGATAGTAATCAAAAACAAGTAGCAACACCAGAACAAGCATACGATAAGTTTTCGGATTTTAAATTATAATGCGTGAATATACTTTTATAAATCAAAATCCTGCCTTTCCGGTAATGTTAGTTGACAATTGGTATGATGAACAATCTGAAAAAGATGTATGGAAAGAATTAGAGTTTTATACAAACGAAGATAAAATGATTAGACCAGATAATGATGGTTCTTATGCAAGAGATAAAGAAGGCAAATCAACTGGTCAATCTTTTAGAATATTCTTAGATGAAACATATCAACCACAAGCTAGAAATGTATCAACTATATTAACTAAACAACAAGAACTAATTAATACAGATTGGTTTTGTGAGAAGGCTGAACAATTAACTCCTATGAGTAGAAGTTTCTTTACATCAAATTGTGATAGAACTTTAGTTAGTTACTATAATGATTCAGATTATTATAAAGCACACCACGATACCTTTCTATTTTCAATCATTATATGGTTTCATAAAACACCAAAGAGATATACTGGTGGTGATTTATTTTTACCTGAAATACAAACTAAAATAGAATCAAAACACAATAGATTAATATTCTTTCCTAGTTTTATTAACCACGAGGTAACACCTATTAAGATGAATGACCCTAAACCAAATCAGCTAGGTCTAGGCAGATATTCTATTACACATTTTTATACTTATGTACCAAATCTACCAAGGAGTGATAATGCCTAGAAAAAAAACTACAAGAAACTATAATCGAAAAACAAAGGCTCCAGATTTGAAGTATACGACTAAGATGAAAAAGAAAAAAGGTGAGATAATTTGGCAAGTTATAGAACACCCTACAAAAAGTATTATTTTAGAATCATTTTTTGAAGAAGACGCACAGAGATTAGCAGATTTTCAAAACAAAAATCAAGTGTGGAAGTATAATGGAGGCCTTCCAGGCTTCTTATGTGTTGACAAGAAAACAAGTTTACTGTATACCAAAGTTGGACCAAAGCGTGGATAAATATATGGATTATGGCATACACATTCTTTCCGACTAAAACGTCTGAGATCATTTCAAAATGTTCTAAGTCGCCTGAAAAGGCAGCTGAGATAGTAGACCTATTTAAATTTCTAACAAAGAAATATAAAACAGTAAAAACACCAATTAATATAGACGAAGCCAAGTTAGGCGTAGTCAATGTGACCAGAGAGTTACAAGGTATGGCAGATGTCAAAGTCATAACTAGAGAAGTAAAACTTAGTAAGATAAAGATTAAGTTTGGTTCTGGTTCTGCTGGTAATAGAGGTGTAAAAAATAGAGGTAATCTATTTGAAAATACTTTTGCAAATGCTGTAAGAGAAAAGTGGAACGATAGTGGTTATGTAAATGCTGACGGTGCCATGGAAAAGGCAGTAGAAGCTTTAACAAAATTACATAAATTAGATAAGTTAAAACATCTAATAGTAAAAGAAGAAGGTGCTCAGAATACAAAGAGACCTTTGATATTTTCACCAGGTCCATATATCTCATCACCTACAGGTAGTTTAGATATAGGTAGAGCGGTTACAGACTTAACTCTACATGAGGCTAAAAGAGAGATAGATGTTAATCTTGGTAATAAAATAGCATATTTAAGTTTGAAATTGGGTGGTACAACTACATTCTTTAACGTAGGTGTAAAAACTATATTAACTAAACCAGAGATACAATCTGGTACGGTAAAAAATAAAGATGGTTTAAAGTTACTTAATATGTTTGGTGTTGATAACAAAACTTTTTGTAAGATATTCAATGGTAAACTAAAGAAAGGTGTTATGACAAACACTTTCTCTAAGGCAAACAAGACATTCTTAGAAACGTTTTTGAAATCAGGTATAGGTTACGGATTTACTGTAGTACATAAATTAAGTAACGGTATAAAAGTATTTAAAATAGATAAGGGATATATGAACACAGCTGCCAGACCACAATCATTGATTATATATTATGGTGGTAAGACAGGTACAGGTAAGAGAATTGATATGGAGATTAGAACACCAAAGTATCTTCTTAAACTGAATATACGAGATACGCAAGGTACAGATGGCTATCCGACAAGAATTATGGGTGATTTCACTTATGTATAGTTATAAATAGTATTGTATGATTTGTTAATGGGTTATTGAATATTATATAAATGGATAAATTGGAGAACAAATGTTTAGCTTTAAAGGCTTCTTTACAAAAGAAAAGAATACACACTTAGAACACTTAGAAGACGATATAATTAATCGTGGTTCTGCTGGTGGTGTAAACGCAATTAACTTTTTAAATTCTGTAAGAAATATGCTAGCAAGTAGCTCTGGCAAAAAAGTTAATATGTCAGTTAAATGGGACGGTGCACCAGCAATTATATGTGGTGTTAATCCTGAAAACGGCAAATTCTTTGTCGGTACTAAATCAGTATTCAATAAAACTCCAAAAATCAATTACACACCTGGCGACATTAGACGAAATCATAGTGGTCCTGTTGCAGATAAATTAAATGTGTGTTTAAAAGAATTAAGAAGATTAAATATAAAAAGTATATTACAAGGTGATCTTTTATTTACTAGAGGTGATTTAAAAGTAGATACTATCGACAATGAATCTATGATTACCTTTACACCTAATACTATTACATATGCAGTACCTCAAAATAGTGGTATCGGTAAGAGAGTTGCAAGAGCCAAG